TAACATTGCTGGCTGAATATCTCCAGCACCCTTTGGGCCAGGAACTGAAACAATTCCATCAGCCAGTCTTAATGGCTTTACTTTCATCATTGCATTATCTGTAAAAATAAAATCATCATAATAAGAAGGTTTACGACCTAACCTATACTCAAGTGCAGCCTGTAAAGCCTTTTTTTCATTTGGAAGTTTTTCAAATGGAGTTTGTTTTAGATTGTCTAGTAATTCTCTTGCTTGTGCAGCATTTAACGGATGTCCACCTTTTACTTTACCAAACTTGGTTCCACGAAGAGCAGAATTAAACCATCCCCAGTCTCTTGCAATTTTGCTTGCTGCCCAATCTTCTGGTGTACGATTTTGTGATCTAACTTCTCTAATATGGCTTGGTGTTAATTTATTAACATCCCAACCCTTTAATGACTTAACAATATCTGGACCTAATACACGTTCAAGATAAACTTGCTCTTCATTTTTTAAATAATTTTGCAATTTAAGCAAATGTGGATTTTGTGATTTTACTAACGCTCTAAATCTTTTATCTGCAATATCTTGATTTTGTTGGCTATTTCTTGCATTACTAAATTTTGGAAGTCTTGAATATATTGTGCTAGGAGAAACCTCTTTTCCTCCATAACCTTTTCTTTTAATTGTACGAAGAAGTTCTTGTTCAGTATTATCTGTTCGCTTATTAGCAATCATCCAATCTTCATTTTCTTTAAGTTTAATTTTAAAGTTATCAAGTTTGGCTGCTGGAATTAAAAATGATTCGTCTCCAACAAAAACTCTAACCAAAGATCCTTCAGAAGCATATGTAATTCCAGGAAGTGATGGTGAAATTGGTTTACCAAAGGGAAGTACTTTTGCATTTTGACCAGGCATTCTTCTTGTTGCTAAAAGTGCATCCTGTTCTGCAGGAGATAAATTTGCAAATTTTAACTGTGCATCTTTTATTTGACCTAATGTAACTCCTCTAATTGGTTGAGTTGCTGCACTTGCAGCATTACCAAACAATGGGAATCTTCCAGTAATAAATCCAGGAACCTTGTCTGCAATAATTTGTCTAATAAATCCTGAATATTTTTTAGTCTGTTTTGCTGGAATGACTGCTTCTCCAGGTGAAAGCATAGAAGGTACAATATCGCCAGCACCTGCTGGACCTGGTACTGATTCTGTTCCTTCAGCAAATCTCTTTGGAACAACTCCCTTTCCTGGTATAAATAAACCAGGATTATTTGCAGCAAATCCACCCATTGCAATACTTGCTTGTTTATAAGTAGCCATTAATGACGACAGTGCAACTGATTCTAATTCATACGCAGCAGATAATTGTTGATGCTTAGAATATAGCGCATTACTTACTGATATATTTTCTAATTCTTGTTGTGTTAGATATTGTGTTTTTAATGCAGCATCTGAAGATCCTCCAGATAATTGTTGATATCCTTTGCGAAGGACCTGAATACCCTTTACAGAGTTTGCAACAGCATTTGCAAGCAAACCAAAAGTCATCAAGAATAATGGTCCAAGACCACCAACTACAACAGTTATAATACCTATTGCCTTTTTTATACCTTCTGGAAGTTTATTAAACTTATCCATTACCTTGCTTACAAATTCAATTACTGGAGTTAAAACTTTTGCAAATAATTCACCAATTGGAGCAATAGATACTTTTAGTTTTTCAATTGATGCAGCAAGTTTATTCATTGAAGAGTCTGCCTGTATTTTTAGTTCTCGCTTACTTAAAATAGCAAGTTCTTCAGCAGATGCATTTGCTAATTGAAGAACTCTTGCTGCCTGAGTTCCATCTCTTGTAATATTATTTAAAAGTGCAGAAATTCTAGCAAACTGATATTTTCCAAAAACCTTTTCAATTACTCTTGATCTTTCAAGATCTGTAAGTGGTTGTAGTGCTTGAGCAAATGCAGTTACAGTATTTCTTAAATTACCTGCATTGGCTTCAACAATACCTTTAATATTAATACCAACTTTTGCTGCAGCCTTTGATGCTGCATTACTTGGATTGATTAATGATGCAAGGCCAGACTTTAAAGCGTTAGCCCCTTGGGCTGCAGAAATTCCACCTTCTTGCATTGCTGCCATGAAGTAAGCAAGATCTTTTACATCTCCACCCAATTGTTGAATAACTGGAGCAACCTTTGGAATTGCTTCTGTTAAATCATCAAGTGCTACAACAGTTTGGTTTTCAACAGCATTAAGAAAATCAATTGTTCCAGCCATCTTACCTGTATCAATTTGAAATGCATTCTTTAATGCAATTGTTGTTTCTAATGCTTTTTCTTGTGTAACTCCACCAAGAACTGCAAGTTTATTTGTTTGCTCAACAAGATTTTCTAATCCCTTACCAGAAAAACCTGCTGCAGCGGCATCAGCAGCCATTTTAATTGTATCTGCAACCTTTAGCCCATATTTAGTATACTCATTACCCAAATCACGAATATTTTTTAATGCCTGATCGGTTGCGCCTTGGTCTGTAAAAATATCTCCATATACCTTTTTGAATCTAATTACTTGTGTCTCAATTTCTTTAAATGTTTTAATTGCTTGTGATCCAAAAAGCATGAGCGGTATAGTAAAACCAACCATTAACTGACGTCCAGCCCATTGGGTATTCTTACCAAAGTTAAGAAGTTTGGTAGCACCATCATCAACAAGTTTGTTAAAAATCTGCTGGCGTTGTGTTGCAGCCATTAACTGCGTTGTAACATTTCCATAGTTTAATGCTTTAGGGTTGAACTTCATTGCGTTCATTGCACCCTGAGCATCACGACCCAATTGAACATATTGCTGCTGTAGTGTTTTTACACGTTTATCAACTAATTTACCAAGTGTATCAAATTCACTTGAAAATAGCCTACCAAATGTTTTGGTAGATGCCATTCCATATCTAAAATATTCTTTAAGTGATAATCTTTGTCTATCTAGTCTTTCAGAGAACTGCTCAGATGCAGTACTCATACGAGTCATGGAAGCAGTCCACTGACCCGTTGCATTTACATTATGTAATAAAGATTGTGCGTATTTTGCTTGGGCTGCTGATGCAGCCTTTGTTCCAACTATTAAGGAACGGTTAAGGGCAGTTAATTCCTTTTCAAGGGCACGAAGTTGTGCCATGGCTTGTGAGGTATCAACATTAATAAAAATATTGCTTGTTGTATCTCCCGCCATTAACCGTTAACCTTTACCGATTATGCTTCTTCTTGTGCTAATGCAAGCAATGCTGAATCTGAAAGATTAATTCCAGACGCTGCCTCAATTATAGAGTAAACTGTAGGAAGATCAATTACTTCTTCAAGTTTCTCAATGCTTTCCCCCAACTCTGGTTTATATTGCTCCATTGCGATTGCTACACACTCAACTAGCAGTGTCATAGACTTATCATTATCATTTTGGACTGCCCCCAAGCCCTCAAACTTTTTCATAAATTTACGCAAAAGCGAGATCTTGAGAGGTCTAACTTTGATTTTTGTTCCGTCAATCAGACTTATTGTTTTTTCTTCGTGGACTGTAGTAGTCATAACTTCCTCTCTGTAAGTTAACTTAATTATATCATAAGGTCAGGGTCACGGTTATCATCATAATCTAGACCCATTCCAATTCCAAACCCTGCCTTTTTAGCATTTTGTCCTTGTAAAGCCAAAACGTCATTACTATCACTTGTTGCACCCTTACTAAATACTCTAGCCTTCATGTCCTCCCATTCTTTTTGACCCCTGTTGCTGCTTGTTTCGGCATCTAAGTCAATACCCTGAATTGCAGCCAAAAATTTTTTTTCTTGATGATCTAATTCTCTAATTGAAGATAGTGTTGCCATTAACTCTGGCATTGATAGATTTTCTTCTAATTCCTGATAATCTTTCCAAATACCCAACAAAAATATTTCTGCTTCTAATTTTGCAAGATCAAGATCATTCCAGCCAGTTCCTTCATTCTTTTCACTTAAGGCTTGTGACTTTACTGATTCGCTTGATGATTGATCAACACCAATTCCACCGCCAATTTTTAATATTTTATATATTGTTGGAAGGTCAAAGTTATCTTCTAAATCTTCTATAGTTTTAATTTTTTCTGGCATGTATTGTTGCATTGCAATTCTTGCACATTCTGATAAATAAGATATTGATTCAAGATCATCTTTTGCATATTTAATTAATTGATATGCCTCCATAAACTCTCTAAGATATTTAATCTTAAGAGGATATATTGTTATTTCTTGACCGTCAATTGATTCAATTTTATCAGTCTTATATATTCTTGTAGCCATTTTATCCATTTTACCACAAAACAACAAAGCCCACCTCAAAAGAGATGGGCTGTTGCAATCTAAATTAGATTATGATGCTGGTGTAAAGGTACGATCTACGATCTTACCGTATGAACCAGAAACATCTTCTGGTAGCAAGCGGAATGAAACTTCAAACATTGAAGCCTCTTCACGCTTTGCAGATACTGTTACATTTTCAATTGAAAGTGCACGGTATGCTGTATAGACACGCTCAACTGTTGCAGAGTCTACACAATCTCCAGTTCCTGGACCAACTGCAACGATTCCTCGCTCAACTGGACACTCACCGATGTCTCCTGCTGAAAGGTCAAGTGCACGACCTGCTGATGTGCTCTTTGTTCCTGTCAACTTGGTATCTGAATATGCCAAAGCCAAGAGAAGGTTCTCAAGAGTAGCCTCAGCAAAAGCAGTAGCAAGGTTTACCTGCATACCCTGCTTATAAAGTTTAGCAACGTCAAGAATCTGGTCAACCCTAACTTCACCGAAGTCTGGTTGGAACTGCAATTCAAGACCGTTCATGGTGTAACCTACGTTAGTGTAGTCAGCGCTGTCAGATAGTGTGTCTTTGAAAGACTCACTTGATACGAAAGGTTCCATTGAACTTGCATCAAGAGTTGTATCTGCTACGAAAAGTGCTGCTGCACCAACGATAATGTTGGTAGACGTTCCACGTGTATATGCCATTTATTCACCTCTTTCTTAAAGAATGATATTAAGTTGTTTGGCGTTGTTTCCTCAACCTTAATTATAACAGCATATTTATATTGTAATTTTATCAGACCCAGCAGGCAGCACTTCTGGCCTCCAGGCACTGTTTGTCAATTCTTCAGACTGATGGTAGTCAAATTCAATAATAATCTTATTTCCACCATACGTACGTTCTGTTCCAAAGTCAATAATATCTCTAGTCTCTTCTAACTGGTACACCTTAAAACTATGAAAGTAAAACATACAGTCTACAAGAGATCCATCATCAAGTCTAACACGTCTATTGGCACACCAGTTATTTATTTCTTCTGCAGTTTCATCAAGTCTATCCATTAACCTAAGAACTTCCTCTTGTACCTGGATCATTGTTATTTTTGAATCTTCTCCAAGACCATAAAAATAGTAAAGCAGTTGCTCACATTTAACGTGTGGAAATTTGCTTTTATTCATTTTAATAAGTCTATCCCAAGTTCCAGCGACAGCATTACTAATTGGTGTATTTGTATTGTTTATGCTCATCCATTTTTCTGTAAGATCGTCAATATTGAATGGTGCTGGTGGGAAAAATGGTGTTACATATCCAAGCCTATCGGCCAACTTAGCCTGTAAATATTTATTAATCCATAGTATTGGTGTATTTAATACATCATCATTAGCCATTTGAAATTACTCCCGCATTTATAATCCACCTATACCCAGTATCAAGACCCTTTGCTCTTCCAGATTTTTTACCAGCATTTAAATTTATTTTAAATAGAACTGGATTTTCTAAATAGTCTGCAATGCCGCTTGATCTTAAAAAAGCCTGTGTAAAGTATTTAGTAAAAAATGTATTTATAACTTTTTCAAAAGAACCAACAGTTGCATTTCCTCCAGGATTATCAACAACTACTGAATTTTTTGTAAATACATCTTCACCATTATCCTCAAACACCAAAACATCTGAGTTCCTTGGAGAAATAATAACAGTCATTCCTTCTTCCATTATTTTTGCTTTATCATAAAATGGAACATTTGATCCATCTTTAATGGTTGTTGACTGTTTAAAAGATGAAATAAAATTAAGGCCTTTATTATTTACCACATATCTAATATCATAAAGTCTTGCATTTGGACTTCCAGTTTGATACCACTCATATACATGGTGTAAAGATTGTTCGTCCATTCTTGCACTTGAATCAATAAATCTATTTAATACCTCTGTTATTGTTTTACCCAGATTGTTAAAAAATAATGCTTTTCCTCTATTTACCCCATCAATAAATCCAAAAGAATAATCAAGGATATTATTCATATCTTTTCTAAATTGAGTACTATTCATAGACATTTTTATCATAGATCTGTGGCCTGATTCTCTGATCTACGAATTGTTAAATTATAGTATTCAACTGAATTAAAAGGCCCAAACATTGGACTCTGAGTTTCTATTTCATAAATTGTTGAAAATCCAGATCTTGGTCCAGATGTTTCTAAATATATTGGATTATCATTTCTATCTCTTATATTTGTAATAATAACATTTGTTATTGAATCTTTTGTATTATTTTCTGCAATTCTAATATCACTTTTTACTCTTCCAACTAATGTTTTTTTTAGAGTAATATTGACATTGGGCTTAACCTCTTCTTCAATTCTTCCAGGCTCAGTAAAATTACAAGTAATTGTTCTGTTGTAAACCCATTGCTTTTTTACATCTCCATATGCGCCCTGTTCAACAATTGGATAAAATATATCTGCTTTCATTGGATACAGAAAGTCTGGGGTATCACAGCCCATAATCATTAGATGATCCTAGGTTTATAAATTGAAACTACGTATTTTTGTAAAATTTTGTCTACAAAGTTATTACCAGTTCCTTCAAATAACGAAGTATCAAATTTAAGGTTGAATTGTTCTGTTTGATAACCAGTAATATATCTTTTTGCATAATCTAAATTTCCACACTTAATATCATTAATTAAGCGAGTACATGCATCCTCAATGTCATATGGAGTTACCTTATAGCCTGCTTCATAAATAATTATATAATCTGTTCCTTCAGGAAACATCACTGGTTGATCATACAAAACTGTGTGTGAACTATCAATAGGAATAGAAGCACGATATGAATCTGAAAAGGCTCTTGGTATTTGTCTTGGTCGTTTTTCTGCACGATTAAAGTTATTTATTGTTGGAACTGGTTCTTTATAAATTGCAGTCTTATCTTGAGTAATGCCGTATGTATATCCACCAATTTCTGGAATTTCTGCATCTATATCGTAAACCAATTCGCCATTCTCATAAACCTGAACAATTTTATACCCTATATCCCATAGGGGCAAATAGTCTGTTCCTTCTCCAACAACCTCCATTACCGTTTTTTCAAATATAAAACCTTTTGGACCAATAATTGAATCAATAAGACCTCTAGCAAGTTGCTCATATTCTGTATACTCTGCTATCTCTGTTGCTGTTTTCCCAAGATTTCTTGGGTTAACATAAGGCTTCATTATATTAAGAACATCCTGAACAACAACGTCTCCCAGCGTTTCACCATCTGGTGTTTCATAAATTAAAACAGCATAGTTGTGATCATATTTAACAAAATCTCCAGTTAAGATGTATGTTACTTTTGCATTAGCATCTGAAGTTATAAGAACATGAGCCTCAATTGTTTTCGGAGAATTTTCAATTGTAAATATATAGTCAGTGTTTGCTTCTGGCACTGTATAGGTTGCCTCTAATGGAAATGGTGGAATTCTTAATATTTGCATTATTTTTTACCGTAGTGCTTTGCTACTTCATCTGGTGTTGCTATCCGAACAGCCTTATGAGTAAGCCATTTTTGGGCATCCTCCTCGTCAACTATATTATATCCTATATTTAGTTCCCCTACTTCAGACCAAAATAAGTTTCTTGTTGTATAAAGAGCCGTAGTTTTCCCAGACTTTGCTTTCTTTTTTTCTTCTTTAAAATTTTCTTTTCCTGGAAATTCTTCAATTGGAATCCAATTTAAAATTGTTTCTAAAACTTCTTCTTTTGTTGAAGTGCCAAATAAATCAATGTTTTCTTTTTTGGCATACGACTTTAACTGTGGCAATGTTTTCTTTTTTAAATCTTCTACTAATGACATGTTATCTCCTTGTTTAAATTATATCACAGGGGCTATTTTATTTATTAATATAAATTATATAAAAGTGAGAGGGAGGGAGGCTATTTTATTAACCATCCCTCCCCCTATTGGGTTAGAAACTCAGATTATGAATCTGCGCCTGCATCTGCGAAAGCAACTGCATCAAGTTCTTCCCATTGAATACCAAAACGAACGAATACTGTGTATTCGATTGTGTCCTTCTTAGGACGGTATTCACGGTTTACAGTGATATCACGCTGGAATCCCCATACACGATTCTGTGGGAATGTCAAATCGACATATCCTGCAGGATAGTAAGGAACTTCCTGAACGTCAACTCCTAGAACACGTGTTGTACGTGCTCCACCGAATGTTTGACCAACTCCGTCTAGATAGTTC